GGCCAAGCTGTGTGGTGTTTGACGGTAACCAAGATTTATACGCACTTGGCCACAGAAGAAAGAATCTTCTTCCTCTGCTCAGGTTTTGAATAAAACAATTTAAGTAATTGTTTTCTCCAAACGCGACATACCTTTCTAGCTGTGTTCGCATGGAAATTATACGGTACATCATCACTGACATCAACATCATCGCCTTTCTTACTACCACGGATGTTACATCTTTTGCTAAGATTAGGTGGTAGGTCAAGCTTGTTAGCTCTAAAATACGCAATTAGAGCATTTAATTCGCAGAAACTCATGTCATTCACTAAGGCTATATCCAAAAAAGTATTATCAGTCACATCTACCTGTTCGATATTATGTGAATGATTTTTAAATGCTTCATTAGCACCATAAGATTCCTCAATGAAATGGGTGTTCAATCCAAGTTTCCCACTCGCGGTCAATAAGAAGTTCGCTAAATCAGAATATACAGGAAGGCTTCCGTATAATCTTTTGTACATGAGACCCAAACTTTTGTAGTAATGTGCCACCCAACCGTTCTTTAAAGTGTCAGGATTAATTACTACTTCCAAACCTTGTACAAGTTTCTTTAACTTCTGAACGAAATAATATCGTCCGCCGCTCAATTCAACAAAATAACCAGAACAGAATTCAGTCGTCTTAGCATCTTTGTTTATTTGTAATTTTGCATCAAAACCAAATTCAAGAAATGTATTATGATAATCCTCTCTACCCGCAGGTACTTTAAAATAATTATCATCACCTTTCAATACAAATTTATCAAATAAACAACCACACTGACCAAATAAACACTGACCTCTCCTATCACAATAATTGATTATCATGAAATACATTGTTGCAATGTAATTTATCAATCCATTACCATAGGAGGTGTCCATGTCACCTGACCCTCGACAATAATCAAAATCGAAATTCACACCACAGTTCGTTCCACCACACTTCTTAGTTTTAACACCAAAAAGTGTGGCGAAGTCTGGCACTTCTTCTCGAGATATCACCATGCTTCCTACAAGAAATTCAAGCCAAAGATGAAATTGGCGCTGACTAGACTCATACTTAGACATATCATTGGCTCCCATCCATTCACCCAACATTTCCTTGAATTTTTCACCACACTTCCAATAATCACAAGCATTTGCAACTTGTGGCAATTGGAAGAATGATGATTCCAACCTAGAAATAAATCTAGCATATAAAATGTTGAATCTAGGATCTCTTCCCATGATCATACGAGGAGATTTACCCTCCTCGTAATATCGCTCATTCTTAACAAATGCTGCGATCTTGTCTATCTCATCTAAACGTCTAGTCCCATTCAATAATTGCTTGTAAGCTTTTAAATATCTCTTACGTGTCGCTCCGGGTTTCGATTTAACAAACTGATTAAAACTAAATTCTGGTTTATAAAATCTGCGCATCTCTTGCGCTAAGTATTCACAAATTTTATAAATCAAGTCCATGTCCAATGTTCCTATTTCGGGCGTTTGTTTCAAATATCTGCACTTCAAACTTTCAAGCACATTATGGCGGCAGCCAGCCATAACTATGCAGGGGTCCCTATTAATCAACGGCGCCTCGAAAAACCTACGCGGTGTTTGAGCTTCAGCGCGACCCATGCAATAATCAGGACATAAAATTCCATCCTGATTCCGATCAGTGATCTTAACAATTGCATGCTTCCATTTCGCATATCCACTCCCATCGACATCCACACCCCATTCACTATACCCCTTGCAACAGTGCCGAGGGCATAATGAGCGAGCGTCGAGAACACCAATGGTACAATCATATCTAACATCCTTGCTGTAAGCCATATAAGCGCTACGACACAAATCATAAATCTTAACAACCCCCATGTTGATTTCGGCAACCAGGCACGGCCAAAACCCGCATTTGGATTGTTATATTCATAAATCATATCATTCTCGCAACTATCACATGCACGCTGAGTGGTGAACAATACCCTATTACACATTACTGTGTCAGTCACACAATCTAACTTGTGTGTTTCTACGTATTTATTCGCCAACCTACGCGCATGCTCCAATCGCAATTCTCGCATATCCTTTCCATTAACCTTGTAAGATACATTCATGTTTATTCGTATGTAATTGAATAAACCTTCAATAATCTTATTGTCACTTATATCTCCGTTCCTGAATCCTGCCAAATTCCTATTATTCTGTTTCTTCATATCAAAACTAGGCAAGTCCCATTCCATAAATTTATAAATGAACCATAAAATTCCAGTTTTCTTACTGACTATTTTCTTGGATCCGATGTTAGCATGCAAATCTACCGCTACTTCCTGTTTAACGTCCTGTATTAAATGCTCACAAAAATTAGGCGCTATGTGATCTTCACACTCAATACAGACGTGCCAATCAG